AGTATGGAAGAAGAGGGAGTCGAACCCTCAATCCCTTGCGGGCCACGGATTTTAAGTCCGTGATGAATACCAGTTCCAACATTCTTCCAAAGGAGAGCTAGGGATTTGAACCCCAGTAACATTTCTGTTAAATTGTTTTCAGGACAATCTGCATCAGCCACTCGCACAGCTCTCCATGAAATAAGCGTGAAAGGATTTGAACCTCTACATGACGGGACCAAAACCCGTTGCCTTACCGTTTGGCTACACGCCTTCATATATTATAAAATATTACATATACAGCCCTGTATGAATAGCGCCTCAGACTTATCAATAGGATAAAGTTTTTTCAAGGATTTTAACTAAATTTAATCTCTTATTTTTAATCTTTAACTAACAAAACTTAAACTTTAAAACTTTATCTTTAAGCATTTATCTTTAACCTTTAACGAGCATTTTGCCGTTGCTCAACGGAATGCATTGGGACATGCGCTGGCCCAGGCGGATAAGTGTTGCCGTTCTCGTATATGTAATATTTTATATTATTTAAATTTCAATGAACGTCTTGGCGTTGCTTTCTGATAAAATAAAATCTATTTCTGATTCAAATTTTGTAATTTCTTCTTCTATCTCTTTTACTTTAGTTTTGATACCCATCGGATCGAAAATATCAAAACAATTCATTTTACGATAAAGACCAATAAACTCATCGAGACTTGTGGATTTTTTATCAGCGCCAACGCTCTGTGCTTGTAATACTCTTTCCAAAGATTCTTCAACTTTTTTATTTGCATCTTTAACACATTTATCAATACTTACCAATTGGCTTACCAAAGTGCTTTTTAGGAGTTTCTTGCTTTCAACGCTTTTCTTTCTTTCGATACATGCAGATACAGATATTTTTTCTCCATTAAAATCGACTATTGTTTCGGCATTAGATTTTATAATTGCTATTTTTATTTTATGCCATCTTTCAATTAATGAATATATACTGTCGAACGATGATTTAACATTAGATGCAAATTCATTTTTATTCTGGTTGTCGTATGTCTTTTCTCCGTCTTGTCTTGCTATCGCCAAAAATGGAGTCCCCGTGATTGCTCCCTGTATTCGTTTGGTTATGGTTTTTAATTCAGACAGCCCGCGAGTCACCGAAATCTTTTCCATATTTGTTGCTCCTTTAACTTTAATGTTATCTTGCCTTCCTATATTCTTATTTTACTACATCAACTAACAAATGTCAAGAACTATTTTTAAATTATTTTATAATTTATTATGAATTAAAAGCGTAGAGGGTTTAGGCAAGTTATTTGTAAAATACTTGAAATGAAGAATGGCTATGGTGGCCTGTTTTAAAAAACCCAACAATAATAATGAAAGTATCCCCCTCTCTACCTCTATCATTTTATCTTACTCTGTATATCTCTGTATATAAGATAGATAATAGATTAAAGTTATTATGATAATAATTTAATCTTATCATGTGTATAGGAAAATTATTTTAATTATTCTAAAAAAGTTCTTGACATTCATTTTGATGTATGCTAAAATAAGAAGCGTGGAGGCGATAAATATGAAACAGAAATTATTAACAGCGATTCAAACATATAAACAGTTAGACGCTAAGGCTACAGCAATGGCAAGTACAGTTACATGCAGTGACCCTATGTATTTTGCTGCTGATTATGTTGGAATGGTTATTAATGTTTATGTTTACAGATTTATCAATTGGTTAGAAAATAAATTAAAGTAAAATGGAGAATATCGCAAATGAGTAAAGTTGCTTCTAAAGAGTTAATTACAGGGCTATTCAAAGAAAAGTTAAACATTGATATTACTGGACTTAGGCAGACGTATATTGCCCCTAGACCGATTATCTGCAAAGAATGTAATTTAAGATTTCAGTCTACGGATGTTATGTGTTTCGATTATAATACTGATCGCGTTCTTGTTCATTGCCCTCAGTGCAAAGAGCAAAATCTTATTTTAAAAAGGAAGATGTTAAGCTAATGGCTTCTTCTCTTGACATTTCATTAGGTAAGATCAAAAAAGAATTATCTTCGTTATGGCCTGGTGCATTTCCGGCTACGTTAGATGAATTTTTATATTCGTCTAAAATACCAAAAACTACGCAGATAGATTACGAGAAAATATTCAGAGATTTATATACGTTTCTGCGTAATATTAAAAAGAGAAATGAACCAGATATAATAGTTTGGATATTTGTTCGCGAAAAGATGTTCGATATCTATCAACAATATGGCGACCACCCCAGAGATTTTAATACTGCTATTAAACGTGCTTTTGGCTATGATAGGTCAAGACCGGATGAAGATTGGGCAGGACAAGCTGGTAGAGACGCAATACAGGATAGATTAGATCGTCAGACGGATAACATAGACAAAATGGAACGTATCGAAAAGAACGCTCCTAAAATTGATAAGCAGCTTAGTGATTTAAGGGAAATACCCAAAGAAGATTTAGATAAGATACTTTGCTTAGAGCCTGATACGGAGGCAATGATAAAAGACCCTGAAACATTTGACTATGTGAAGGAACGTGATTATTATTTTAAGCGCAAAAGAGACTATCGTGATTCGTATAATCTTAATAGTAGCGCTGACGCTCCTCTGTTAAATGAAGTGGTTATGCGCGAAATACAATTGGCTCGTTTCGATGAATACATGGCCAAGCATCATAATCGTTTCACTGGCGATGCTCGTGATAAAGTGTTTGAAGGGTTATGTAAGGCGCAGAAGTCGCTTGGCATATCCAGAGAACAGCGTATAGATGCAGAAGGCGTTGCGAAGGATACCATAGCTGATCTTGCTGATACGTTTGAAGCATACATACAAGAACACCATATTGATTTATCGAATTTGTTTGCTCTTGAAGAGATAGAAATGTTATTACAAAAATATGATCGTGGCGAATTTAGGGGGACAAAAGAATTATCAGAGCATTCATTTAAATATTTAACAAAAGGCACATCAGTTGAGGAGGCGCGGAAAATATTAGCAGATAACAAGGGGTTGATGGAAGATTTAGACAAAGAGGCAAGTCAAATAAAGTTTTAAAGCAAGGAGTATGAAAATGGCTAAGAAAATAATTTGCGAGGACTGTAATCTCGATATTACCAATGAAAACAAATATAATGTCAAAAGGCTTGGCATCAAAAATTATGTATGCCAGAAATGCTATACGAAGAAACTTGATAAACTTAAAAAATCAGAATTAAAGAAAAAATCGAATTAAGGAGCGATACGAATGTTCAAAGCTGAGGTTAAAACCGGAGAGTTACTGAGACAGTTAAAAAGATGTGCTGAGGTTGTTCCTACGTCCGCAGCATCACCGATGTTACTTAATGCAAAGATATCATTCGAAAAAGAACAGTTACGCTTATACGCTACAGATATGGAAGCGTTTGTTGACATATCAGTTGGACTGATTGGCGATAACGCTGTTCAATATTCTGCATTGTTCAATGTTAATTTATTATGCCAGATATTGAACGGCATACAGGCGCCTAAGACCGAAGTATGCTATGACCCCGAAACGATAACGCTTTATCTTTCAACTCCGAAACAAAACTATGAAGTAAGAGGATTTAAAGCAGATGATTTCCCTGCTACGCCGGCTATAACCGGAAACGAAGTATTAGAGGAAACCGAATACGACGTAGATGCATTCCAGAGGATGATTAACGCCACCGCCTGGTCATTACCGAAGAAAGAACACATAGAGTTCTGTTGGTTCTATTTTAGGGGCGGAGATGGCGTTTTAACATGCTATACTACTTGCAAGGAAGCAATATCTAAATATTCGATAAACAATGGTTGGAGTGGAGAAGCTGTTGAGTTTATCCTTCCTCCGAAGATATTACTTAAAATCGCGAAATACAAACCGCATGAAAAGAATATTATTATGTCGATATTTAGCGATTATACATGCTTGCGTTTTGATAACGCTTCATATATAATAAGAACATCGGCCTCTGCATTTCTTCCGTTTGATAGCATAATGGAAAAACAGATGGAAACGAAGAATATCGCAATAGTTCCTAGCGTTTCGATTAACGCTGACGTGAAGTCGATACTGCCCTTAACTGGCAATGGCGAGTTCTGTTGGATTGAGCTTGATAATGACGGCGATGACAAGTTGGTTATGAAAGCTACGTCAATGTCGCAGAGCCATGGAACAATAAGAACAGCAGCTAAAGTTAGCGGAGAGTTTAAAGGTAAATACTCTGATGTTAAACTAAAATCTTCCCTTGAGAGTATGTCGGCTAATGAAATAAAACTTAGACAAGGCCCGATTGCTCTTATATTAGAAGCTGACTACGGCGATGGTGCTGAGAGCGCTGTTAATATGATCGGAATGAAAAAATAAATAGGATGTGAATGGCGGGGTTTCGGCCCCGCCTTAAATGGCAATACTAAGTCAATTTAAAAATCATTCAGTTAAAACAGATTGGGCCACTAAAAAACGATACCTTCGTATGATATGGTTTTTTAGAACATATCCACATATGGCTGCGCGTATGATGTTAGGTTTGAGGTTAGCGCCTCATCAACGTATAGCAATCAATACGGCATGGCAGACCCCAAGATGTATATGGCAATTCTCTCGCGGTATGGCTAAGACCTTTACGGAAGCCGTACTGATTTCGCTTTTAGAAATGTTATATCCTTCATATAAAATACAATCAACAGCCGGCGGTTCATTTAAACAGACCGAACAGACTTTTGACTATATTGAATCTATCGTTAAGAGTGAAGTATTAGGACAGAGCGAAAAGAATTATGCAAGAAAATTACTGCCAAGAGTTGATAAGGTATTAACGCGACAGCCCTCTAACTGGTCAATGAAGATGGCCAAGGGTATAAGTAGAGGCTTAGCTATCAAGGGCGGTAATCGTGGATTCCGTGCTAATCAGTTGACGGTTGGCGAAGCTAATGATATAGAACGCGATTGCATGGATAAGGTATTGCGTCCTTTCCTTAACGTATTGTACGACCCGATGAATTTTGATAGACGAACTGCATATTGCCCTGTTCCTGGCTTTAGAGATAGAAGAAAAGAGAAAAACTTCTTGCTATTGTCTGGAACTATTTCATATGATTTCACTTATTACTTCCAGCTTATTAAAGAGTATCAACAGCAAATGCTCGACGGAAATGACGAATATGCTGTTATCTTTTTTGATTTTGAAGATAGTTATATAGGCGAACAGAGCATTGACCCGAATGTTCCCATAGTAATTTATAAGGTTTATTATGGAATGGATTTGGGCGAAATAATAGCGCCATTAAAAGAAGAAAATGTAAGCTATGAACATTGGCTTGCAGAACAGAAAAATATCCCTGTGGCATCAGAGGGCAAGTTCTATCCACCTATTCTTGTTTATGATAGTTATAAATTGGCTAATGGCAATGACTCGATGGCATGCCTTAAGTTTGAATCAAGTGGGATTTGCTTTATGGGCATTGACCCTTTTTACGGAAGCGCTAAGGGCCAGAAAACACAGAATAAAAATGCTGAATTTGCTTTGACGATATTAGAACTATTAGAAGATCATGCACAATTGGTTCATTGTATTGGCGTTAGAAATATAGATTATGGTGGAGCTACAAATATAATACTTGATTATCTTAAAAGGTTCCCGCGCACAACACTCATAGGCATGGACGCGAGAGGTGGCGGTATTCCGATAAGAGATAATTTAAGATCGAGTAATTTTAGTCATATTCCTATAATAGACCCCACCGATCCAGATAATGCTCCATTCCTTGACCCTACAAGTTGTACCCCTTATCAAGATATGTTACGGCTGTTGTCACCAACTGATGAGTTCAACACGATACATAATGAGTCATTAAAAAATATGTTACAACGTAGAACTATTATAGTTCCATTTACAACACATGGACATTTTGATTATGATAGAGACAATCGTATCCCACAATATGAGAAAAGACCAGAGGCAGATATTGATAAGTTGTATAGAGATTTACATGTATTAAAGACACAGTTGACATCTGTTGAAACAGAGGCAACGAGTAATTATTTAAAATTCTTTGTTAGATCGGGGCAGAAAGATAGATATTCATCTTTCTTGTACGCCGGCGCAATGTATTGGAAATGGAGGCTAGACCATCTTAATGTGACACAACGCTCAAATATTCCAGGTGGGGCTTGGAGATAAAATAAAATATTTTAAAATAGTTCTTGACATGTCCTATCTATTAAATTACAATATAGATAGGACATTCTTAGATTTGTAACAATGTTTTATTATGTGTGGACGGAGGAAAAATGTCAAAGACAGTTAGAATAAAAAATGTAACTCCTAATGGCGATATCGAAACTGTAATTGGAAGAGTTACGGACATAACTATCACTCCGTCTATTAGTTATTTGAATACTTTGAATGATTTCAATGTATCAATTACACAAGGAACATTTTCTGAGCCTATTATTCGCGACTGTATATTGCTCTCTAATAAATTATATCTTATGGGTGGCGTTGCTTCAACCGTGGTAGATTTGCAAGTTATCATGGCAAATACTATTATGGAGATTGAAACAGATAATGAAGAACTCAATAAGATAATGGCACATATCATGGATTTTGTTAATTATGACAATCCAAGAACAATGATGGGCCGCAGACAGTTGCATGAGGAAATGTTTTTAAGTTTGTTACTTGATGGCAATATATTCCCTTATGAATATTGGGAAACCCGTAAAGTTAAAGGGAAAGAATATTACTTGCCGATGAATATAATGCCATTGAATCCATTGTCGATCTCGATAAGACCTACGAAAGATTTAATGGGCGAACAAGTTATTTATAGAAATGGATATAATAATTATTTAGGTAATTCAAATATAAGCAAGAACGCCAATGGTGAACAGGTTATTCGTAGGAATAATATGCATAGATTGACAAGAAGAGGTAGACAATATTTCTTTTGGGGAGTCCCCTTCTTAACAAGAGCGTTCGCAGCATTAGCAGCTAAAGAAAGAATTAAACAATTAGATGAATTTACAACCCAGGGATTAATTTCTTTGATAACAATATTTTCGCTTTACGATGATAAAGCCGGCTTAGTAGCAGATACACAAGTAGTTAATGCATTTGCAAATATGTTAGATGGTCGTCCAGGACAGGCTCGTTATATGACATGGGGCGGTCAGGTGAAGATGATACAAGCTGGCCCTAATGGTGAGATACTTAAATATGATGAGAAGTATCATAGCAAAGACAAAGACATAGCAGAGGCGCTTGGTTGTCCGATGTTCCTTGTTAATGGGCAATTACAGGGTGGCACTAATGGCGCAGATTATTCTGTAAAGCCGTTTAAGACTAACCTTGAAGATTGCCAGAATACGATTGGCGATTGGTGGAAATATTTAACTTATAAGATCGCTGAATTAAATAATTTAGAAGTCAATATGGTTGAATATAGATTCTCCGCCGTTAATCTTGATAATGACGCAGTTCTGATAAGCAAAGTAGACAACATGAGAGATCGTGGTATATTGTCAGATACAAGCTCTGCATTGAAACTTGGAGTATCTTCCAAATTGGAACAGACTCTGGTTAATAAAGAAAGAAAAGAACAGGAAGAAAATCCAGATTATAAATTTGGCACTCCTCCTTCGGTTCCGTTCCAAGGTCAGGGCGGATTAAATGGCGCTCCTGCACAGACAACTAAAAATGGTGGAAATGGCAGACCTAAAGCGACAGATCCAAGTAATCCTAAAGATAAAGTGCAGAAGCAGAATGATAGCCAGAAACGAAAACTTAATGTTAAAGCCAGCATTATGGAGATTTCTGAAGATTTAGTGACAGCAATGCTTAATGGTATAGAAGCACAAAGCGATTTACAGAAGAAACTTGAATTACCTCTAATTACTGCATGTCAAATTACAAATCTTTTCTGTAATAAAATAGCAGATGAAATAGATAGCCCCAAAGAATTTTTTGAAGTAGCAATGGCACAGTGTAATGAGTTCTCGATTGACTTACAGCAAGATGTTATTAAAGGCAGTGTTAATACAGATAAAGCCAAAGATATGACTAAGAAATTAGTTGATGATTTGTATATTAAGTATTTACAGAACACGATTGCTCATGAAGTAGAGGTAAGATAATGAAGATAGATTTTGAAAATTATGAAGTTACGATTGCTGATGGCCTTGAAACCCATTATATAGATGAAGCAAAATGTAAAAGAGAAGAAACTAAAGCTAAATGCAAAGAATGGGCGAAGGGCAAAAAGAGAGAAGACATAAAAGAGATACTTGAGGAATCAGACGCTTCAGTTAGCGAAGCTATGAAAAGCATGCTTCTTGACATGAAAGATGATGAGATAGAAGAGCTATGCAATGCAAATATTTTCAATTCATTATCGACCGATACAAGTGCAAATTCAACTATGGACGAGATGTTAACCCAAGTGAATTATGGGTTTAGTCCAGTTGTCGGTTCTTTTACTGTTGGTCACTCTTTATTAAAGTTTGGAGAACGGAATCAAAATAAAGACCTTGTTCCTATGGATAAAATTGATTATTATTTAAAATCCGTGGTTGGGCAAGGGTGTACTTGGAAGCACGATATGGAGATACTAATCGGATCAGTAATTAACGCGACAGTCCACTATCCGACTAATATTATGCTTTTAAATACTCGGTTTTGGGAAGCTAGACCAGAATGTGCTGGCTTTGTAGAAGAAGTAAAAAATAGGTATAAAAGAAGAAATTTAAAATTTAGTTTTGAAATAATAGTAGCAAAGGTAGCTTGTTCAGAATGTGGCAACGAATACCCTGCTTTAGTTAATATGAAAAAAGATCATTATTGTTCTCACTTGAAGGCTCGTTTCGAGCCTGGGTCACAAGTAAGCAGAATAATGACCAACTTTATTCCTATTGGCGAGGGCGTCACAGATAAGCCGGCATTCGGAGAAAGCAAAGCATTAATCGCGGCCAGCAAAACAGAGGTTGTGCGTTTAGCACAGGCAGTTGAAGAACTGAATAAATTAATTAAATCTAAAATAAGATAGGTGATAAAATGAAAGACTTTGAAGCAATATTAGCTAAGATAGCAGAAAATACAAAACTGCTTGACGATAAAGTTGTCATTGATCCGATTGTTCTTGACGAACTTAAATCGGCAAACGCAGCGTCTGTAGAATCTGTTACTGCTGCTAATGCTAAAACCGCTGAATTAGAGGCAAAATTAGAATCTGTTTCTGCAAAATGCGATACTTTTGAAACGGAAAAAATCATAAGCGAATGTAGCGCCTATGTTGAAAAAACAGAAAAAGAACTCGTACAAGCCTCTATAAGAAAAGAAGCTGAAGTTAATCGTAGAAAAGAAGAGTTGGCTAAAGCCGGAGTGACTAGCGAAAAAGCAATAGCTATGGCCGTTTCTGTTAACGAAGAAGGGTTCGAGACTATGCTCGCTACGTTCTCCGAAGTTGCCGTTGCTGAACAGAAAAAAGTTATTGAAAGTAAAAAAGTAGACATTCAGAAAGGCCAAGAGGAATTAGCGACTATCGTTGCTAATACTGGTGGCGCCTCTGAGATGGACTTAAGCGAAAAAATGTCGTTCTCTGAGAAATTCAGAACCGTTAGCAAGAAAGCTATCGATAAAATATCAAAGTAAAATAATTGAAAGTGAGTGAGAGTAATGAGACTTTTAAATGAACCGAAAAATGAAAAATACGCAGTAGCACATGCCGCTATGATATCTGGCGATTTCGTATACATCAATTCCGATGGCGAGGCCGCAACTCCGACTGATGCTAGCACCGCAGCAACCGCTAGATTTTTAGCTGTCAAAAACCCTGAATTTTCTTGCCAGTATGCTGGTTTCTCGAATGTAATCGCCGCTGGCGACCAGGTTCGTCTTTCTAACGCATGTCGCGTAGAATTTAGCACCCCGAATTTAAATCTGCCTACGGACAACTTCGCAACCGAAACCGTTGGCGCTTACCTTGGCATAACCAATTCTGGTAAAGTAGCAAAAGTTGGCTCGTCTGCCGCTAATACTACGACCTTTATGCGTTTCGTTTCCTTCGTGGGCAATACCAATTCTGGTATCCTCGTAGCAGACGTTGACTTCATGATCTAATTAACGAATAAAATGAAAGTGAGTGAATAGAATGAGAACCAATTATTTAACCAAAAAAGAT